TCTTGAACGGCATCTGTTTCTTCTGTTTTAGGTTTTGACAAATCAACTTTAATTGTGTTGTCATTAGTACTAAGATCATTAGCTGGTTTGCTAAGATTTACTTTAATTGTGTCTGACATGATAAGATATTATAAAATTAGTAATTATTTATTACCTAGGTGTAAATTGCTCTAGGCCAAACCCACCGAGGTTGTCAAACCCGGCTGATTCAAAATTCTTTGGTAAAGAATCATTTTTTCTTTGGTCAATCAACTCGCTTTGTTGTGTTGCTTGAATTTTAGTTCTTTCGTCTTTTCTATCTTCTTTATATTCTTCATTACCCTTTTTAGCTCCTGCGCGAGCCTGTGCTAATTGAATATTGTATTGAAACTCAAGCTCCATTAGCTGACGTTTTATTTCAGCTTCTTGTTGCATTTTTTGAATTTCGAACTGAGACTTAGATTGCTCTACTTGTATTTTAGTTTGAGATAAAGCTTGCTGCTTTTGAACTTCTGCTAAAGCTGCTGCTTCTGAAGCCTGAGCGTTAGCTTGCGCTTGTGCTTGTATATTAGCTTGCTGAGCCGCTCTATCTGCTTCTTCTTTTTTCTGCCTTCTAAACTTAATAGATTCGTTTGCTAACTTAATATTTTTAATTTCGCGAATATCAATTGCATCTTCTAAGTTTATACCTCCTGATTGCAAAGCAACCTGTATATTTTGCTCTAGTTGCTGTTTAGCCTCCTCGTCAGGCTCTAATTCTAAGTAAATACCAAAGTCATGCATGTTTAAAGAGCTAATCTCTGCAAGTACTTCTGCATTATAAATAGATACACTAGATTCTAATGATTTTCTAGTTAATGGATACTCTAGCAAATCAGCTACTTTCAGTGAAATGTTTTCACACGTTTTAAGAGTCAAATAAAGACTAGACTGTAATATGTGCCTAGTAGCCGTGTTAGAGTTAGCAGCGGCCATCTTTTGCAGCCCTACCAAAGCGTTTTTATCCGGAGTGCTTCCGTCTCTTGCTTCGTTAAGACCTGTTACGTCTCTAATCATTTGAAGGTAATACTGGTAAGTACCAATTAGTGAGTTTATTTTACCTTGACCAGATGAAGACGCAAGTTCTTGTACAGGCACTTTACCCCTATTCAAATCCCCGTCCTGTGTTAACGATCTACCTACAACACTACCTGTTTGAAAATACATATTCAAAGCTTCAGCTGGACTGTAAGAAGTACCATTCCCTAAATCAACTTCTGCTAATCCATCCATATCTAAGAATACACCATCCGGCACTATTCTAGACATTACTTGTTGCAATTTAAGATGAGTTAACTGTATCATATCTGCAAAGCCTGTAATTCGGCTAACAAGAGATTCAATTCTTCCTTTGTACATTCTAGGCGCACATATAGAGTAGTTCATAGCTACTTTAGTAGTATCTGCGAAAGGTCTTGTCATATTTTCAGACATTTCCCACTTAAGCATTTTATTATGCCCTAACACTTTAACCCCTGTATAAAGAACCTCAATTGTTCTAGATACTTTTTTAAACGTATCGTTTTCAGGCGGATCAAAGCTATCTGTTTTTTGTATTGCTTTTTCTAGCCCTTGCTCAGTCTGCTTGATTTTAAAAACTTGGTTCATATAAGTTTTATACTCAAAATAAACCAAAGCAACTTTATTTTCGTCGTGCTGATTATAACCGGTAGCGTAGCTATAAGAGCTAGCCATCTTTTCAATTTCTTTTAATTCCGAGTCGCTTAGCAGGGGAAATTCTTTTGCTAGTTCTGGAATTGAAACACTTTTAGATTCTCCTACGTAATATAAATCTTCAAAATTAGGATCTTCTGTGTAAGAATAAACTATATTAGAAGGGTCTACGTAATCAACAATAATTCCTTCTGCTTTATTAAAGCTAGTTTTTGTAGCCGCAATACCTATCGTAGCTAGATCATAGTTTAATCTTCTTTTAGTAAGCGTATACTTGTTACTGTCTAAAACATTATTAATAACCTCTTCCTGAGCGATTTCAATATTTTGCTTATAGTCAAGCTGCATGTGAAGCGAAAGCTGTGTTTCGTTTTCAGGAAGCATAGAAGGATCTTCTACATTATATGTATCCATTCCTAATTGACTCATCATTTTATCGTTAAACTCACGAGTATTCATATCAGCTACTATAGAAGAAACATATTCTGTTCTTTTTCTAGAAGACTCCGGATCTTGCGCGTAAGCTTTAATATCGTAGTTTTTTTGCGAAATACCGTTAACTACTATATCTACAAACTTAGGTATAACAGGAACTGGTTTCCAATCTAAGTTTAAGTAAGATAAATCACCGTTTATAGACAACTCGTCTTTGTACTTCTGAACATTCTGTTCACCTCTAGCATATAATCTAAGTTGGTGAAAGTTATTGTAATTAGAAGAAAACCTATTATTTGAGGTTCTGGAACTTCCAAACCACTCATGCTCTATAGCTCTTGCTACTTTTAACCCGTACTCAATACTCGCTTTTTCTTCGTCGCTTACGGTTTGGGTTGGAAAAGAACTGTTGTAATTAGTTTCTATCATTTATTTTATTATTTTCGAAGTAAATCCTTTGTTATCGTATCTTTTAAACGGTAAGCTTATAGCCTTTCGTTGCCTAACTGCTACAGGTGTATACCTATTCTTGTTGCATGCCATAATAGCTAATCCAGAGCTTATAGATGCATCATGCTTTGTTCTGTTGTTTATGTTAAACTTAGCCCAGTCTTCTAAAGTTCTTTGCATGTACATGTTTCCGTAACTTTCATCACGGTAGCCGACATACTCTTCAATATAAGATTCTATAGCAGAAGCGTGTGATTGTTTTATATCTTCACTAGAGTTTGGTATTCCACCAATTTCTTTTTCGGTAACTGATAGCTTGTTCCAAACTTTGTCTGGTCTATTCATGCTGAAGCCTCTGTATCCTCTTCTTTTAAAGTGGTACAATAATCTAGGCTTGTTATTTTCAGCTAGTATAGGCATTCCATAAAACACGCAAGCCATTAATACATCTTCAAAAAACATTTCTGCAGTTTGAGGCCTAGCTATATACTCTAAGAAAAAACAATTAGGTGGCGCGTCTTCCATACTAAACTTTGTTAGCCCGTGAAGTGCCCCGTTAGATCCTCTTTTGTCTACTGTTCCAGAAATATCATAACTGTCACAGCCGAACGCACCCATGTGTTCATTACCTGGATGTCTTACTCCATTCTTTATTATTACTTGATTTTGAAGATTATTAGGTGGTACCCAAGATATTTTAAATCTACCGTCTTTATTGGGGTAGAATATAACGCGAGTATCTTTAATTCCGCCTTCCCATCCAAAACTGCCGGTTGTTACTACAGCTGTATTTTTTAGGTCTTCATTATAGTCAATCTGCTCGTATATTTTTGTTAGGTTAAATATAGATTCTTTAGCTTCGTCTCTGAACGCATGCTTTTCCGTTCTTGGAAACTGTCTATAGAATTCATTTAATCCGTCTTGATCATCTTTTAATCCTTCAACTTCATTTTCCCAGTGCTCTACAACTCCAGTATGTATTAACTCTCCGTCAACTCCTTTAACTGGTTCTTTTGGTGTATCGAATACAGGTAAGCCATAAGCGTCAATGAATCCCTCGTAGTTCCACTCCATAGGGATAAACAAAGAATATAATCCTGAGCTAGTCTGTCCATTGCGGTTTCTCTTGGTAACGTCTGAATCACTGTATAGTTTTTTAAAGTTATTACCTCCTTTTTCTAAAGCGTTTGAAGTAGAGCCCATCATACACTTACCAATAACTTTGCTACCTAATCTTAAACAAGTTTTAGTAACGCGCCAGTTATTTAAAATATTATCTGGCTTTTCCCACTTTCCACTCTCGTCGTGTACTAGTAGTTTTAATTTTTCACCGTCATAAGAGTTATCTCCTGTGTTCTTCCAGTCAATAGTAGTATCTAGTCCGACAAGCTCTTGTAGCTGTTCGTTTGAATTCAGTTTTTTACGCGTCAACTTGCTCGCTGGTATTCTATACGCTAACTCAGTTTTTGGTCTATCCATACCATCCTGTATCGGTTTAAAGAAAAACGGATAGTTAGTGGAAATTGGTACAACCTTGTCTGTAAACATTTTTTTAGCATCTGAACCTGATTTTGATAATATACCGAATCGGGCATCACTAGACATTGTTGCTTGATTTGTTGTTTCTGCTGATGACATAAAAGAGAATCCAGAACGTCTATTCTTTAAATAGCACATACCGTAACTTCTTTTATCTGCTTTACAAGCTTCCCAGAATATAAAAAACAATCTATTCGATTCTCTAAAGTCAGGATGCCCAACATCAATCTTCGTCCACTGCAAGTACATATAATGAGTACCTGTTATATAGGTTGGTTCACCATTATTGTAAAACCAAAAACCTTCGTCTCTGTGATTAAACTCTTGATCGATATAGTCATACCATTTCTCTTTAAAGTCAGATGGATATGTTTCCCAATCGAATATGCTTTTTATCTTGCTTAATTCTTTTGGATATTCTTTAGCCTCCCAGAATTGCTCATCTTTTTTATCTGAGCGTTTATGTATGTTTTTTGCTGCCTTAGGTAAAGCGACTTTAAAATTCTGGATATCATAAATTTCTCCAATCTCTCCAGTTTTGCTAATAACCACGATATCATGCTCAGCATTGTAACCATACTCCCATTTTTTGTAGCGATTCATTCGCTTTATTACCTGAGGCTTTATGTGGTTGTCATCTACTTTATATAGGCTTTGCTCGTACATACTATTTGGATCTACGTTCTGCAAAACCCCCAAAAGCTTTTTCTTCCTTTGCTTCCTTAGGTTTTTCGTTTAACTTTTCTTCTTCTTCTTCGATCCTTGACAATATTTCAAAAGCGTCGAATATAGCTAGTTTTTTAGTAGCCGCTGCATTCTTCAACTTATCCGCTGATAAATCGTCTTCTGAATCAACAATAGCTTCCTTAGCTACTTTAATTAATTCTTCAACGGCCTTTTGCCCAGCCTGGATTATATTCTTCTTCGTTTCCTTTGTATTCATATTTAATTACAATATCATTTGATTTCATACAATATAAACGCTTATCGTCAAACACAAACTCAAACTCTGAGTTAGGCGTAAACCCTATTAGGTCACCTGAGGTTATTTTAAGCGCTTCTAAGGACTTATTGCTGTATTTAAGTATACCAACAAGTTCTTTTTCTTTATCTACCTTTAAAAGGCTTGTTTCTTTAATAGGTGCAACTAAGCAATATTCTAAATTTGTGTGCCAAATGCTATTTTGCTGGTACATGTAAATTTGATCCGCACTAGCAAAGTACATATTTTCTTTAAAAAATGTAGAGCTATTTTTTTCAACCCCACGCACATCGTACCATCTTCTAAATATGTTATGATGCACTATTACTTTATCACCTACTTTTATATCTGTTTTTACAGCTAACGGGACAGCAAGTACTATAGCTTCCTTGCTTATGGATTTCCAGTCTTCAATACTTGTATTGGTTATAAGACTTTTGTCACCTACTTTTACTTCGTTATTGTAACGGTTAGCATATGGTTTTATAACGAATTGCCCTAGGCTTTTCATTAATACTCTAAATCGTATTCTATAGAAATAGCCATGTTAGAATTAAAGTTTTTCCAAGGCATAATTTCTCCGTTCTTTTTTATATAAATATCGTAAGAGCCGTCGCTGCTGTTTAATAGTATAGCTGTTATTTCGTGCCCTCCATATACTGACTGCTTTACGGAGTAGTGCATTGCGTCATTTTTATAGTCAGAGCCTATACTGATTTTTCTAATTACCTTGCTCATCTTCTATTTCTGTATATTCTCCTGTTTCTAAATTAACATTCACTTGGCCATAGGTTGCCTCAAGGTCTTTTTTTACATCAGACATTTCTGCATTAAGTTTTGCAAAAGCATGTAACAGCTCGTGTTTTTTTGCTTCTAGCCAGCCTAGTTGATTAATTAGTTCGCTTGATTGTTTGTGTTGAGCATTAATAAGTTCTAACTCTTCTTGTTTAATTTTTGACATAATTTAATTTAATTTGATTGTTTGTTATATAATTACTTGTTTTACTGAAGTTTTAGGTCTTGGTACTTTAGTCCTAAAAAGCCGTGTATTCCTTCTCCTGAAACACTAACTGAATATGTTGCCCATCCGTAAGGGTGGTTAACGCTGCCGTCCTCTTCTTCTTCAAGGTTGTACCATAAAACATCTACTAAGTAGTCGGTACTATAAACAGCTTCGTGTAGTAGTTCGCCTTCTTCATCGTAAATGTTTTCAGATAACTGCTCTAAGCCCAGCTCTGTAACAGTATGTCTATGCGCTGGGTATTCGTTACCTTGTTCGTCAATATCTACGCCTAGTGCTTTAATTTTACTTTTTGCTTGCTCTTCTGAGTTGAAAGCATACTTTCCTATATTTAATCCCATATATTATGATGTTAATGCCGCAAGCTCTGCGTCTGATAATGCTTCCTT